GTTAAAAATATAGAATTTAGAACTGCCATTGATTCAACTTCTACTACCACTTATGGGCTAGTATCACACGGTGTTGGTATTCGTGTAAGGGGTCAAGGCAGCGGAGTAGCCAGTGGTGACTCTGCCCTTTGTCAAAATGTACAAATTAAAGATTGTAGATTTGACAGTTTGTTAACAGGTATCGAAAGCACAGGATCTGTGATTAAACCAACTATCACTAATAATTTCTTTAATAATTTAGATCGTGGTGTTAAAATGTCTACCACAGGAATTATTTCTGGTCCTAGCAATGGATATATTTTAGATAATAGATTTCAAAACATTGTCAGAGAAGCTATATTTGTTGGCACACAAACTAACAAAACAAATCATATCAGCGAAAACAATTTTTTTGTACAAGTAGGTAATGGCACAACACTAGACGACACTACTTCATCTACTGCCAGTTCAGTAATTAGTTTTTATGGCACAGGTGATCGTTCTATTAATGATTATTTTTATAGACAACTAGTGGCCAACGAAACTGTTAATCCTAATTTTTATTATAATCCTTTAGTGACTGGTTCAGTGGCCATAGTTAATAACTCTGTGTTCACTGCTACATTGGCACTAGGAGTAGACACTGAAACAATAATAGCAAGATTTCCTTTACTGGGTAAAGAACAAAAAATCGACGTTGACTACAAATTATTTGATCTACAAAACAAGTATGTAAGAACTGGAAGGCTACTGGTTAATGTGTCTAAACCTACATCCCCCGAGGGTGCGTTTAATCTAGCCAGTGCTACTCCAAATGCAACCAGTGTATTGTATCTTTCTACCATTAATGATAATGGATATATCATCGAACCAGGTGATACTATCAGTTGTGTAGGTGTTACCACAGGAACCACAGTGAGCTCAGTTAATACTCTCACTAATCAAATTACTATGAGTGCTCCTTCGACAGCATTAATTCCAATTAATACTACTGCGACATTTGTAAAGATCTACGATAGTTATGGATCTATCAGTGACTACTACAATTATTCATATGTACCAGAATGGATACCAACTGGCTATCCTGATACGTATGGAGATCCTGATACGCCTGTATTTTCAATATCTGATCCTGCAGAATACGCAGGGAAAAAGAAAAATTATGTTGAGCTAACATTTACAAATTGGCGAGACTTAGAAAAGTTTAGTTTAGAATATCAAATTAGCAAGTCTACTTAATATGTTTGATCAAGATGTAGACGACCGATTGTCGTCTTGGGCACAGCATCGTGCTCAGTTGGATCTCTGTGACGATCCATTAAATGAAGTTTGGGAATTCTGGAGACATGCTCCCTTTATTCCCTACAACAATAAAATAGATCCTTTTTATCAAGCCAGTTGGCCTAGTCCCTGGGAAATTATTGTTGATAACAAGTATGACGATTTTACCAAAGCGTTAATGATCGGCCACACATTAAAATTGACTAAAAAATTTAGAGATTCTAAAATTGAAATTAGAACTCTTGTTGACAATCCTAGATCGAAGTATTATAATATATGTTGCGTCGATGAAGAATGGGCCATTAACTACCACGATAACGGTCCTGTACCCTTGATTAAAGTACCAGATTATTTTTCGGTAGAAAATCTAATAGAACTTACTACCCCTAGGTAAATATCTTCCTCGAAACAATTTATAAAGGTAATCAAATATGATCACAGTGGTCAAGCGCAATGGGGAGCGTGTTCCTCTCGATATCTCTAAAATTCAAAGACAGGTAGCTAATGCCTGTCGAGGAATAGATGGAGTCAGTCCTAGCATGATTGAAATCAAAGCTCAGATTGAGATACACGACGGTATGACCACGGAGACCATTGATGAGCTATTACTCAAGGCCATGGTCAATCTCATCGACGAAACTGAGAATGCCGAAATCAATAATGTCAACTATCAATATGTAGCAGGACGCCAGCGTGTCAGTATGCTACGCAAAGAAGTCTATGGAACATACGATCCTCCCAAACTTTATAACATAGTAAAGAAAAACATCGAACTGGGAATGTATACCCCAGAACTATTAAATTGGTACACTGAAGATGAGTGGAACATCATTGATTTGTTCATTGACCATGACAAGGATCAAAATTATACCTTTGCGGCCATAGCACAGCTATGTGAAAAATATTTGGTACAAAATCGTGCCACTAACACTATCTATGAAACACCCCAGGTACGTTATGCCATTGCTGCCGCAACAGCATTTCACAATGAACCAAAAGACACAAGATTAAAATATGTTAAAGAATATTATGAATGTGCCAGCGACGGCCATTTCACATTGGCTACCCCTGTCTTGGCTGGACTGGGCACTACTACTAAGCAATTTAGTAGTTGCGTTCTTATATCTAGTGACGATACTTTAGACAGTATCTTCGCCGCAGGCGAAATGATGGCCAAATATGCGTCAAAACGGGCCGGAATTGGCTTGGAAATTGGCAGAATCCGCCCCTTAGGCGCCCCAATTCGCAACGGTGAAATCAAACATACGGGTATGATCCCATTCTTGAAGAAATGGTTTGCGGATCTAAGATCATGCTCGCAAGGCGGCATACGCAACGCCAGCTGTACAGTTACATTTCCTCTCTGGCACTATCAGTTTGAAGACTTAATTGTACTAAAAAACAATCAAGGCACTGAAGAAACCCGTGTACGTCAAATGGATTATTCAGTGGTAGTTAATGCCATGTTCTGGAATCGCTATAAGCGCAATGAAAACATTACTTTGTTTGATCCAGCAGAAGTTCCCGACCTATACGAAGCCTACTACAGAGACAGCGCAGAATTTGAAAAATTATATCTAAACTATGAAAAGCATCCGACAATTAAAAAGAAGAGCGTATCAGCAGATGAAATATTCAAAAATCAAATCCTTAAAGAACGTACTGATACTGGGCGCATCTATCTTGTCAATATCGACAACGTCATCAACCAGGGCCCGTTTGACACACAGCTTGACCCAATATATCAATCAAATCTATGCCAAGAAATACTTTTACCCACAAGACCTTTCCAAAGAATTGAAGATCCAGAGGGACGCATTGCTCTTTGTACTCTTGGGTCAATCAACTGGGGTGCCTTCCGAAACCCACAAGAGATGAGAAAGGCCTGCCGTGTATTGGTCCGTAGTTTAAGTAACCTGTTGAGTTATCAAGACTTCTTAAGTGTACAAAGTAAACTTGCTAACACAGATTTTGAACCATTAGGTGTTGGCATTACAAACTTAGCCTACTGGCATGCTCGTAAGAGTTTCAAATATGGTACACCTGAGGCATTGGCAGAAGTCAAGCGTTGGATGGAACACCAAGCATACTACCTCACCGAAACCAGTGTGGAATTGGCCCAAGAGCGTGGCCCATGTCTGCGTAGCGAACACACCTACTACGGTCGGGGAGTATTTCCCTGGGAACGTAGAAGTAAAGGAGTCAACGAACTCACAGACTTTACACCTAGTCTAGATTGGGAACCACTTCGTGCTCGTATGAAGCAGTACGGTATTCGTAATGCCACATTAATGGCAGTGGCACCTGTTGAAAGTTCCAGTGTTGTTCTAAACTCAACCAACGGCATTGAAATGCCCATGGAATTGATCAGTGTCAAAGAAAGCAAGGCAGGTAGTTTTGTACAGGTTGTTCCTGAATATAAACGACTAAAGAATCGTTACCAGCTAATGTGGGATCAGAAAGATTGTGTCGACTACTTAAAGACCAGTGCTGTTCTGGCCGCATACATTGATCAAAGTCTAAGTACCAATACATTTTATAATCCAGCATATTTTGCCAATGGAAAAGTTCCAGGTACATTGATAGCCAAGAATTTAATGTTGGCCTACAAATGGGGCTTGAAAACAATTTATTATAGCTTGATCAATAAAGTTGGGGCCAAAGTAAATGTTACCAATACCAGTGAAGTTCAGTATCTTGATAATATCATTAGATTAGTTCCTCCAGAATTAGATGAAGAAGATTGTGAGGCGTGTAAGTTATGAAAATAGGAATTTATGGAGATAGCTTTGCTATCGGATCACCTATTACCAAATCTATTCACTGGTACACATTATTAGGGCAGTTATTGAATGCGGAAGTAACTACCTATGGGCTAGGAGGAACTCCTTTACTATATAGCTACAAAAAAATATTTGAGAATCACGAAAAATATGATTTAAATATTTTTCTAGCAACTCATTATGAAAGATATCCTACACCGATTTATCTTTCCTGTACTGGTAAACATACGCATTGGGGATCTTCTATTAACCAGCTACACAATTATAGAAATTCTTTTCAAGGCCAGTTAGCAAAAGAAGACCTTGACTATATTACTCAATTAGAATCTTGGTTTATTGTCAGTGACGATGAATTTATGAAAACCAGTCAAGAATGTATGATTAGAAATATTGTTTCTAAAATTCCTAACCTGGTAGTATTGCCTTGTTTTCACAAAGATTATAGTTTAACCGATGAATTAAAATCTGAGTTGAACATAGGTCCCAATTCAGCCTGTTGGGACTTTTTACAGGGACAACGCAGATTTTTTGAAATAACTGACAAAACACAAGATCAATTTTATGAGCGTCAAGATAAAGTGGCCTGCCATTTTACCGAAGACACTAACAAATTATATGCACAGTCAGTCTATGACTTTATAATTAATAAGAAAACTATAGAAGCCCCAGCAGTGGTTCAACATCAACACAACAGAGACTATTATTATCATGAGTAGAGAACAATACAATTTTACCAAACCTACAAACTATCTTAAACGCAAAATGTTTTTGGACCCAGAAGGTCCAGTTACAGTACAGAGGTTTGAAGAAGTAAAATATCCTAAAATTCAAAAGTACGAAGAACTTGCTCGTGGATTCTTTTGGGTCCCTGAAGAGATCAGTCTTACCAAAGACAAAATGGATCACAAAGACGCCAGTGATGCTGTAAAACATATTTTCACATCAAACCTTCTTCGACAAACAGCCTTAGACAGTATTCAAGGCCGAGCCCCATTTCAAGTATTTGGACCTGTATGCTCTATTCCAGAACTTGAAGCACTGACTCTTACATGGAGTTTCTTTGAAACCAGCATCCACAGCAAGAGTTACAGTCACATTATACGTAATGTTTACGGAGTACCCAAAGATGAATTCAATAAAATTCACGAAACAGCTGAAATTGCTGGCATGGCTGCTAATGTTGGTCATTACTATGAGGCTCTTCACGTTCTCAACAGTCGCAAAGAGCTGGGCGAAGTCATTGACCTCCATGATCACAAACGAGCAATATGGCTCGCTTTACATGCCAGCTACGCCCTCGAGGCCCTACGCTTTATGGTTTCCTTTGCCACTTCATTGGCCATGGTAGAAAACAAGATATACATTGGTAACGGTAATATTATCAGTTTGATCCTACAAGATGAAATTCTACACAGCGAATGGACTGCTTGGTTGATCAATAATGTGATCAAAGATGATACTGATTTTGTACCCATTGCTGAAGAATGTCGAGACGAAGTTTATAATATGTACCTTGACGTTATCCGTGAAGAAAAAGAATGGGCAGACTATCTATTCAAGAAGGGTGTGGTCATTGGACTAAACTCTAATATTTTAAAAGATTTTGTAGATTACACAGCCTTTAATAAATTAAAAGAAGTAGGAATCAAATATCTAGGTGAACATCCTAAATCTAGTCCTATTCCTTGGTTTAACAAACACGTGAATATCAACAAGAAGCAGACAGCATTACAAGAAAATGAAAGCACAAACTATGTTATCGGAGTCATGGGCGATTCTGTGACCTATGACGAATTACCAGATCTATAAGGAAAATAAAAATGAAAGCTATTGTATGGAGCAAATATAATTGCCCCTATTGCGATCAAGCAAAAGCATTATTAAAACAAAAAAATATACCTTTTGAAGAACGCAAAATTGGTGATGGATATACCAAAGAAGAATTATTAGAAGCAGTGCCAACAGCACGTACCTTACCTCAGATTATTTTAGATGACGAATTAATCGGGGGATTTACAGAACTACGTGCTCGACTAACAGAGGCCTAATCATGTCATCAGAAAAAGAATGCGATATTATTCCTCAAGAAGCAGAACAATTACCGGGGCTTGAAGATACTATTACAATAAACAGCATAGACTACAGTGCCCTAGATCTAACAGCAAGTACCATGCTTGGCGCCAGTGGATCTTATAGTATACCTGTGAATTATCCTAGTCCGAATCTAACAATTACAAGCGGCTCGACAGGTAGTGTTGGTGCCAGTGGAAGTTTTCTTTACAGTAATGGTACCAGTCCTATATGGACTACTACACTCGGCAACGGAAACATTTCTCCTAGCATGCACGTAAATGGCGATGCAGAGTTTGAAGGCGACATCAAATGGAAGGGCCGTAGCTTGAGTAAACTCTTAGAATCAATCGAAGATAGACTTGCTATACTGCCAGAACCAGATCCTGCTAAACTAGAAAAACATGCGGCCCTTAAAAAAGCCTATGAGCATTATAAGTTAATGGAAAGATTAATCGGTGAAGACTGATGACAATTCTGCCAAAGGCCGAACTAGCTATGATGTAGAAGTAGGTGGTATGGTTGTGCCGTTCTTTAACAAGAATGTCACTCCTTACCCGACAGAGGCTGGCGGAGTTAAGTTTGATCTTGTTCCTGTTGAAAAACAAAAAGACGTAATGTTGAATGTGGCTAGACTACATGCTCAACAGGAATATGATCGTATCATGGAAATGGTTGCTGTGCTACAAAAGCAGGCAAATCAGATCAAAAGAAGATTAGAAATAACAGATGCTGTACATGCCGCAAAATATCAGTTCCAAGTTGCGCATGGTCAGAAATATTGGTTAGTATGGGATACTAGGCATAAATGTACTATACTAACGCACAGCGGGCCAAATGATTGGTCCTGTGGCAAACCCGACGACTATGATTACCTAGCCTGTGTAAAATACCTAGGTGATTATAGTTGGCAAGAAATAGATGAACAAGGAAATTATGTTAATTGAAAAACCTATCGCTAACGGCGACGTTGTTAGCCTCAAAATTATTAATGGCGATGAATTAATTGCCCGTTACGAAAGCGAAACAGCAGACGAGATTAAAATTAATCGTCCACTGGCTTTAAGCGCAGGACCACAGGGTTTGGGTATGATGCCCTGGATTTTCCTAGGAGATAAAGAAACTATCTCTATTAAAAAATCGCATGTATTTGTAATAGTGCCCAGTAAAAAGGATGCCGCAGATCAATACATGCAGGGAACCACTGGAATTGCCCTTAGATAAATATCTAAGTAAAGGAAATTATATATGCCAACCACAGTAACAATGACTGGACCAGGATCGGCTGTTGTCACAGACGATGCGGCAGCTGCAATTACACTACAAACTACAGCACTAACTGGTGCGATAAGTGGTATCGCTACGGTTCAAATCGGAACTATTGCTACACCCGGATCATTATTATTCCTGCTCAGTCAAATTAATACTACATTAGCTAAAATAAATGACAATGACCAAACTATATCTAAGGCCGTGGGCGATTTAAACAGCGCCATTGGATCCTTGGCCTCAGCACAGTCAAAGTCAAATCAGATTCAGGAAATGGCCGCTGCCAATCAAATTACCACAAATAATTTCCAAATGCAGGTAACCAAAGAGGCATTAAAACGTGCTGATCTACCATTGCCTACACTGCCTAGTCCTAAAGAACAGCTAGAAACTGCGGTAAAAGAAGGACTAAGTTTAAATGTAGTTTCTGCGGCCAGCGGAGCTGTAACTTCAATGATAGAATCTACAGCCAAAGGTACTGCTACATGGATTGCCAGTACTGAAATATATCGTTCAGCGGCCAGTTATGTTACCAGGGCTAAGGACAGTTTAATAGCTATAATTCCTCCTAGCTTGTATACCACTCAGGTGGCGGCAACCAGCGCCAAGTCTCCTAACTAAAATGGCCTACGGTCAAAATCAAGCGTTTATAGCAATCCCTCAACCAGGGACTACTAACACTCCCTTTGCCATACATAAACCTCCTGTAAGTGGGGGAGGTTGGTTTACTAGTTTAATTAATAATATTCTAGGATTTTTTGGTGTCAGCGGTTCTACCGTTCCTCCATTTGTTCCGGTAAACATCAGTGTCATAGACTTTTATGGCGGTGGTGTGTTATATGCAGAAACTGAAA